CTCCGTCTAACACTACTTCAGGAACATCTAAATAACCACTACCTGGTGTCAATAATACTATTCGAGTTACTTTACCATTATTAATGAAAGCTCTGCCGGTAGCACCTGTGCCGCTTAGGCTAGTGAATACCACGTGCGGAGGAATGTTATAACCAGACCCTCCGTCGATTAATATTAATTCAGTAACAATAAATCCTACATTATCTAACCAGAATTTCCAAGGATAAGTTTGTATAGCAGTATCGCCTGCTACAAGTTTACCGTTTTGTACTGTAACCCCAATTAGTCCTACTTTATCATTTTCGTAAATAGGCATTAGGTCGAAATCAGTAATAGGTAGCTGAGCGGTATCTAAACTTTCATAATTACTTACATATTCTCTAACTTTTGTTCTATAAGGTTTTACTTCCGCTACATAATCTTCAAAATTTGCTAGATTATCCACAGGATAATTTACAGGTTGGTCCAACATTCCGACATTATGCTGTGCTTTAACAAAACTAGTTTTAAATATCCAGTCTACATATACTTGTTCGCTGAATACATAACGTACACTGTTAAAAAATAAATTTAAATATTCTTGCTTTAAGTCATTAACAAAAATATTATTTTTTATGGCATTTAAAATAATTTTTAATTCCGTAGCCGCTACAACATCGAAGCCTTCTCCGTCAAATATACTTGAATCATACCCAACATCAGTGGCTGAGAAGTTGTATAAACTACTCTTGAATTGTATTGTACCGTTTTGAATACCAACTGTTTTATAACTCTGTGTCCAGTCTACACTATTCACATTAGCATATTTTTCTAATAATAGCCATCCGCCATTATTAGACATTTTAATCCTTACAATCTGACCTATTTGAGAATTTAAAGAATTTAAATCTGTAAAAGTATTAACAGAATAGTCTTCTAGTGTATACTGGTTATAACCGCTAGCATACCAATCATCATAAGTCCAATAATTTCTCACATCGTAACTTTGTGTCAATGTTCTAGACCATTGCTTATAAACAGGATCGTAAGTATAAATGCTCCAATTATTGTTTGCTTGACTATCACTGTGAACTAATACCGCATAATTTCTAATCACACAGCGAGTATTGTTATCGTAACCATTACCTTGAGAGATAACTGTAGCACCAGTAACTTGTCCAAGTGTGTTTATTGTTGCTCTAACTACTGCGCCAGATCCTGATCCAACGATTTCTATATAAGGTGATGTGCTTACACTATTAATCGACGGAGCATAACCTTTGCCTGAAGAATTTATGATAATTCCTGTAACTTTTCCGTTAACAATCACTGGCACTAAATTTGGCGAAGCAAAACTAGATGCGTTTGTATAAGACAACTCAGTATCTGTATCTAATGCAAGATCGTATAAACCAGTAACAACGGTTGGTTCTTTGTCATAACTTTCTAGACTGCTTATATTCAATTCAGAAATTTGATTAGTAATCATTACTTGATTAGCATATTCAATTAATTGTTTTAATGCCTCAAAACGATTAATAAACATACTTTGTCTTGGACGATTTTCAACTCCGTAACGAATTTTAAATGGTAGTCTTGGATCAGGAACTACTTTTCCTTGGCTATCTATTCCACATAAACTATCAAACCATTTTTGTTCAACTGTCTTAGGCAAGTTTATATTAGGATCGTTGCTGATCATCTTATACTGTGTATGAATATTTTGATCTGTTTTGTCTATAGTCCAGTATTCTACTGAAAGAACTACATTACTAGATGAAAGATATCCTTTAGCATTTGTTAAACTAAATGTATTTGTACCCGTTATAGCAAGATAGGTATAATTTTGTCCTCTCGGATTTGCTATTAAGTTTGCTACATCCAACGCAGACATATTTCTTCCGGTAACATAAGGAATAACTGCTTTATTTTTAACCCAGAAATAATAAGTGTTTTTAAATGTCTTGCTAATCTTATCATAAGACTGTGTCATGCTATACACAGTATCGCCATATAAACTCTTGCCACTAATTCCTATAGCAATACCAGCATTAGTATCTGCTTGAGCATCCCACTGACTTGGTTTAAAACTAGAACTTACCCATTCGTAAATATCGATGCTAGCACCAGTAGCCAATTGATTCCAAGTTGAGTTTCTATAAACAATATCCTGATCGTAACTATTAATAAATTTGGCAGTTCTTAAATCCCACCATAGTTGTCCAACTTGCTGTTTAGACCAAATTGAGGCAGTATTAACTACAACATTACTTGTGCCAACACTATAAGTAGCAGGATCATAAAAAGTTTTATATCTGATTTCTTCTTCAGCAGGTCCCGGAATTTTTCCTTGTAAAGGATCAACCACATCTAAATATTTTAATAAACTACCGCTTGCTTTGTTATATAAAAATGCTTTTTTAATTTTCTTAACATCTGGAATAGCAACTTGGTTAGTATGTATTGCCCAGGTGTAAGTATTTGGCAATTTATAGTAGTTGTAAATAACTCCAGCATTATTAAAACTATTTTCAGTAGCATTAGGAGCGCCGGCAAAAATCTGATTTGCTCCAACGGAAAATCCTGTTCCTAAACCGTCAGTATTAGATCCTGTAGGATCAACAGTTTCACTATACACCCATTTAGTATCATATCTATCGTAAATGTCAATGCGACCAGACGAACTAACTTGTGAAAACACAACTAATGTATTATAGTTGTTCATAAACGAAATTTTATTTCCAAATACACCTGAAACATCAGGACGCGGAGTAATATATGATGTATGAACTGTATCATATTGCCCAGTAAACAATAGAGGATAAATTAAAATTCCACTTGTTGATACTGACAGATTGCTAATCGCAACATATTCTGCGTCATCTGAAATACTAATACTAGAAGCAAAAGAATGGGTAGATCCCGTGATAGTCTGGCTTAAGGCAAAACCTGATCCAGAATTTTTATATATTTTTACTAGGCCATTTTGCGATCCGCCACCGGCTGCTATAGCTAGAGTTGAACTATCTGCGCTCACTACGATTGAACTACCAAAATTGCTGCCTGTGGTAGCACCAGTATATGTCGCGTCGTATTGCCATCCGGTTACCACAAAATTTAATATTCCAGCCGGAGTACTATCGGGACTTCCCGATAACTCTAGTGTGGTACTATTAATAACTGCTGTTACAGTTTGGCCGCTAGTAAACCCGGTACCTTGTACAACTAATCCTGCGGTAATACCAGTAGTACTAGTAACTACTAATGTAGCATAACTACTACCAATTGGATTATAAGCAGAACTTGCTTTAATGTTTGAAGTATAAATTAATTTATAAACACGACCAGTATTGTTATTATAACCAGTAGCACCTATATATAATTCATTTGTATTAAAAGTTAATGTCGATCCAAACTGTTCTCCAGTAACATGGCTAGAATCTAATCCTATCGAAGGACTGACGATTGAATCAGCTAATTGATAAGCATTTCCAAAAGATTTTTGATATAAACTAATTACACCTTGATTTGTATTTGAACTATTATTGCTTACAGTACTTGTATCAACAGGAACATACGGTATTTTATTCCATGCCGATACTCCATAAGGAGCAACTATTTGATATCCATTTATAAATCCAGATATAGGAGTAGGTAATGTGATTAATAAATCGTTTATTATGTCCTGACCACCTATCTTACTTCCGTTAATTAATATTTGATCCCCTGCTAAGTATCCTGTGCCTGTACCTGATACTATAACTTTGTAACCTGTTAGAAGAGGACTTACAGTAAATGTTGCGCCAGATCCTAGTAATACAGATCCTGCTAAACTTGTATAAGTTTGTGGAGGAGTACCTACACTTGACCAAGTTATACTTGTTATAGATGCTTGTGCCACTGTTTGTACAACAATAGTTATATCATTAACTGTGTCAATTCCGCCTACTTGAGATCCTAGGATAACAATTTTGTTTCCTACTTTATAGCCAGCACCGCCCGAAATTACATTTACAGTATAATTTGATCCAATTACTACAACATTAAATCTAGCACCTTGTGCTTGATTTTGTGTAACACCAGTTATACCTGTATATTGATGTAGTAGTGCTCCAGTTGTTTGATAATAGTTAACACCGTCAGTAACAATAGATTTGGCAATGTAATCTGTGCTGTTAGGAACAGAATATATTCCTTTATAATTAGTAGCTACATACCCAGATGTAGGGCTACCAATAGCTAACCATTGTTTGTCATTACTAATTGCTATTGTAGTAGCGGCCGATGACCTAGAATTTTTGTTTATTGCTCCTACTAAAACACTAAAACCAGATCCTGATCCGCCGAGATAAGAAGAATTAACTGTTAACTGATCACCAACTTGGTAACCGCTGCCTCCGTAATTTAAAATTAGGCTTGTTACTAATCCATTAGTCACTGTTAATGTAGCTGTGGCTGTGCCATCGCCGGTTCCTGAACTAACATAACTTAACGGTACATTAGGAAATACTGTTGTTCCTGTCTGATTATTATTATATCCAGAACCGCAAGTATTTGATACTTGTATTTCAACAGGAGTGTTAACAACGCCTCCTAGATATCTAGGATCTGCGGTAAGTGTTTCTCCATTAATGTATTGCGTGTCAAATCTAATTAATTTAACAGTAGTTACAGTGCCATTGAATACAGTAATATTCGCTATGGCTCCGGATCCGGATCCTCCTGATAATGGAACATTAGAATATATTTGTGTTCCAGAATTTGGTCTGTATCCTGATCCACCCGATGTTAGTGTTATAGTTAAACTCAACCCGCTTACATTAAACGCTTCCACAGTACCTTGTACTCCAGAAGTAGTGTAATTTGTCGAGATAGAAGGCGTCTGTATTAACTGATTTCTAGTCCAGTTAGTTAATATACCTGCTTTTAAATAGATAGCAGTCTGCCCATCTGATGATGTTATTGCGGCAGCATCGCCTGTCTTGGTCATAGCTATTGCTCGACCAAAATTATGATTAGTAGTATTCACTTGATCAAGTATAGTAGATTTACTATAAACAGGATTATAAATCCAACTTGCCCAATTTGAATTTGTAGAAGATTTGATATCAGTCCATAACAACTGTCCGGTTACTGGTGTTATCGGTAGCAACGATTCTAATTGATCTATCGAAGAATTTAATGAACGTTGTGATATAAAATAAAAAACTTCTATTGTAGATAAATCATTGAAAGGTGCTAATACTGCTCCGACAGCCAAATTAATTGTAAAAGTATTTGTACCTACTGCTACTATAGAATAAAAACCATTTATTTTTTGTGTACCAGTGATACCAATATAATCTCCTACACTAAATGTCACCGTTGTAGGAACTGTGATTGTAACTGTATTAGGTTTTACACTAGTATTAGATGTCACAGAGTTGATAACACCGGTGGCATATTTTAATGTGTATCTATAAACATTCCAATAATATGGTGGAGGCGCAAACGCACACCAGACATAATTACCGTCTGTATATTTTGTTGGATCATATGTTAATATATCCGACAACTGTCCTAAACTAATGCTAACATCTTTTGAATTTACATATCCTGCGCTAGCTAGTAATGGTTGATAATTATTAAGGGCAGGCCATGGATTAGAATCATAATTGTTACTAGGCAAATATACATCGCTAGGTAAAATCTGTATTATGAATGGATTTAGATTTTTATCAATCTTATCAACTAATGTATATCCTTGCGGATTGTTTCTCACTAATCCTTCGTCCAACGTAAATTCAATTTGCTGGAATCCGTGGGCGGCACCATATTGTCCCACTCTAATTGCCCACTCTTCGTAGAACACTAAACTTTCTTTATTTTCACTACTTAAAACATCAAATAATTTGTTAAGAACATTCTGTGTTCCTTTCTCACGAATCATTCCTTGGTAGAATTTAAATTCGCTAACATCATCTTGAATAATATTATCTAAATATTGACGTTTCTGATAGCCAATTAAATGTTGTCCCATTGTCTGTTGGGCTGAATCAAAACTATCAACATCTAAACTATAAAAATCTTGGAACTGTGTAGCAATATTTGTCCAGTTAGGCAATATCTGGCTACTAGGTTTGTTTGCTAGCTCTGTCCACTGTGTAATATCAAACGTTGCGCTACCAGGTAAAAATTTATTGGCACTATAATAATATCCTTGATAGTTTATAATATCTCCAAGGTTGTAGTCTTGCCATTGTTGCCAATTTTGTATTTTTGCGGCGTCAAAAATAAATCCAGGAATATCAAGTCCGCCGTACCAATTAGTAGTAATGTAACCAGATATTTTAATTCTTTCTTGTCTATATCCACTTTCTGGATTATAGATAGTGTCGTTGAATATTGTATTGTTATTAAGTATTACTACATGCTCGTGTTGTACAAGATAAAAACTTGCTCCGTAGATACCATCAGTGTTTCTTGGACTATAATTTACAGTATTATTTTTTCTATAACTATCCAGATCTGCTGTATTAATCGCTGTTCCGTTAACTTTGAAAATTTCATATCTGTTGAATAAATTGTTAATATCATCAACAACATTCAAAGGAGTATTAAATTCAATATTGCCGGCTGCCGGACTTAAACTTATTACGCTGGCTCCAGAAACACTCAACCCATCTAATTTAGTAAAACTATTATAATCGAAAACATTAGATGCTGGAACATTTCTAGTGGCACTATAATACTCACCGTTATAGCGTACAATAGTACCGTATGGTACTGCGATATTTTGTGTCCAATCACTCCACTTGTCCTGTCCGCTACTCCAATTTTGTGTAGTCCAGAACATAAATTCTTTTGCGCTAGTTTCCCAGTTGCTAACTACGCCTAGATTAGTGTTGTATTGATTAAAGATAAAACCCTGATCTTTTAAATATTCGCCATATCCTAATAAGAAGTCTACTACATCCTGAACCTTACTAAAAGAATATCCATATGGCGCGGTATAAACTTGTGTCTTATCCCAAGATTTTCTAAAATTAGCAGTCACACCACCACTAATAGGTAATGAAGGAATAGCAATAAATTGTGTAGGATCAAATTGCGAACCGGTAGTGATAGTTGTTAATGTTTTAAAATAACCATTATTATATTTTACAATACTGCCGGCGGCATATTGTTCATTAGCAGTCCAATTTGAAAAGTTTTCTGAGATTCCGCCAACATTAATATTTGCTCCAGGTTGATTAAATGTATAATAATTAAAATAAGGTTTTGTTAAACTATATCCGCTTACTTGATAACCATCTTGTAGTTTAGTTATAATCACGCCACTATAAGTTAATTTTCTTGTAGGGCTAGAGCTATTTAAAAATATAGAATAATCTTCTTTAGGTATAAAAACACTACCTGTACTACTAGGTGTTTTACTTTCTAGCAACAAATTAAATTGATCTTGATTTGTAAATGAGCCAACTCTATAACTTAGTTGAACTGCTATAGACGACAAATCATTAGCATATCCATCGTATGATTTTAAATTATTACTAAAAATGTAATTTAAAATAAGATTTACAACATAATTAATGATACCAGCAGTTTGTAATCTAGTTGTACTAGATGATATGCTAGGTAACATAATATCTTGAGGTCGAATTCGTAATCCTGTATCTTTATAAATTAATTGTCCTGCTTTATTACGAACAATGCGACTTCTATCAAGTAGCACACCAAATGTATTTGCTGGAGTTAAAAGCATACTAGCTATTAACACACTGAATGGATAATGACTGCTACGTCTCCAACTAGCTTCTACTGGAGCAACATCGCCAAATACAAATTCAAAATCAATACTAGGCTTTACTTGTCCTAAAGCTAGAGTAGAAACTAACGGACTAACAAGATTACCATTCTCGTCAACCGGAATATGGTTTATTAAGAATGGTTTTACATAATCAGCTCGATATATAGGGGCGACTCCTGGCGGTCTTAACATGCCGTCGGCTATGTCTTGCCACATTACTCTATTGTCGCTGGTATAAGGAGCAGGACCATATACTTGTGTCCACCAGCTAGGCTCTATACTAAGTCCTAGCATTTCCCAAGGACAGATATTTGGACGATCGGTGTTTAACAGCCAACGATATACACCTCTCCAGTATCCTGGTAAACTAGTTCCGTCAGGAGCACTATTTCTACTATAATTATAAGTAAAACTATTGTTAATATCGTAACTTAATGGTTTACTAAAATTAATGCCCACATCCTTAGCCCACAGATAAAAATTAGGAGCTAGCACTTCATTAAATTCGTCTCTAGTGTAAGCATTTTTTTTATTGTAATTAGGTACTACACTATTAATATCAAAAATATCAGGATCGTATTCAACTTTAATATTGTTAAAAATTCTTTTTTCTAGCTCTAAAATTAAATAATCTCTGTAATCACCATAGGCTAAAACCTGGCTGCCATCGTGACCTTGTATCATCATTTGCGGAGCAACTAAAGATGTATCAAGATAAATCTTAGGTTCATACTTTGGATATATTCCCAATTTCGTAGGAGTCTCTGGAACAAAACAACCATCAGTAGTTTCATATTCTAATGTAGTAATCACATCTCCGTTATTCATTGATAACGAATTATCCATTACAACAAAGCCTTGATCGTTAAAAATGTAATCTTTTCCGTAAATTAATTGATGATTATTTAAATACACTCCAACTGCTTTGTTAGATAAAGTAGTCAATGTAAACACTGTGCTTAACGGATAAGTTTTAATTCTATAATCAACTACTATGATGTCTGTGCGTATGTTTGCTCCGTAAGGAATCATGTCACTAAAATAGTAAGGAGCAGTTTTAGGTTTATTAGAATTTATTTTTTCTAATATGATATCAACTAATTTAACTGGGTCTCCATCAATTCCTAAATTTTCAGCAGTTGATACAAAAATGCGTTTGAAATGATTGTAATCATCTCTGCTTTGCTCGATGGCTCTTACAATATTATTAGACTCGCTAGTAATATGATACATCGATAAACTCATTGGTCCACTATGCTGGACAAATCTTGTACCGTAAGCGGCTGTATTACCTAAATCTCTAAGATTGCTTGTTCCAGGAAAAGATCCAACAAAAATTGTTTCTAAATTATCAACAATAGAATTAACATGATCCGAGACTTCTCCAAGTGTGAAATCTCCCATAGCATTGTTTAATGGATTATTTTGTAAGTTGATAGGAACTTCATAATAACCTTTCTTGTTAATTGGTTGTGAAGCAAATGCTCTGATGGTTAATACATCTGTCGTAGCAATTGAATTAGTTAAAACAATTATTTTATATTGCTGACCATCGACAATTGACCACAAACTAGGATCTAATCGTTTTCCGTTAATGTAAATTCTAACAACTAAATCATTTAAATTTGTGATGTCATCAAATATATCTAAATTAAAATTATTTGTTTTATTTGATTTTTCGTAAATTTTTATTGCGGCTTGAACATTAGTTACCGCAGAAGTTTGCCAGCCATTTTCGTAAACTATATTTCCAGAATAATCTAATCTAATCAGATATCCTACATTTATATTTTGTGTTATTAGTTCGGCACTTTGTTTAAATTGAAAACTGTCTGTAGCAAGATTAAAATTAAAAACTATGTCACCAATATTGCTAACATTTTTATAACTTAAAGGAAACCCTAAGGTCTTATCTGCTAATCCTGATCCAACTTTATATGAAAAAACTTGTGTTCCTTTAAACGTAGATCCTGGATAAGTCTCAGTATTACCATAACTTATTCCATTGTTGTCTACGATATCAAACAAAGGAGGCTGATTAGTATTTGTTTTTTGCTGTCCTTTAATCCAAGTAGTTCCGTTAAACCAATACATTAAACTTTGATTTTCGATACCTTGGTTAACTAAGACAGTTTGATTTAATTCAGGTGATGAGATTTCAACAAGATGTATTTGTTTACTTCCTGTACTAAGATGTCTTACATCAACAAATTCTACACGATACACTTTGTTTACTACTAACGGATCGGTGTCTGCTGTAAACAATATTGTTTGATTAGCGGATAATGAAATCCCGTCAATGTTGTATCCGGCAGATCCTTCAATAGTAGAAAATACATCTGTTGTAAAATTATCAACTAAATCTATATCGGCTATAGCAGAAGTTCCAAAATTAAATAATTTTAAATCTGCTGTAAATTCAATAATAGGTCTAGTAGCTCTTGCTAACTGATCTAAATTAGGAACACCGCCATTAGCAATAGCACTAGAATTAATCACATCTTGATGGAACCAACGATTGTATCTCGACCATGGATTGTGATCTCGGCTAGCACGGTTTATAACAATATAATCTGCTATTGCGGCATAACCAGTGGCATCGCTGAAGGGTTCTTGGTCAAAAGGCGTATTATCAAATTCAACAGTTTGTGATACAGTATAAGGACTAACAATTTCTAAAACTGACTGAGGTACTAGTCTGATAGCTGTACCTACGCCTTCTACATAATAATTTCCAGTAGCATAAGTAGACGGAGTAACATTGCCGCCAAAATTTACTTTCATGCCGTTGGTCAGTGATGTACCATTGTTTAATTTGTAAGTTTTCTTACCTAATACATCAGAAGATACATCAATATATGTATTTTGGTCAATATCAAAAATTTCAATAACGCCGCCAAGATTAATATCGTTTTCGCTTTGATAGTAAATCATTGTCGGAGCATCATCAGCAATAGTCCAAGTAATTGTACCTTGCTGAACTCCAAAATTATCTATACCGCTTTCTAAGTATCTATCTATTTTACCTGTTGATCTCGATAATTTAAAACTAAAAGCATTACCTGGACTATTAATTTCAAATGTATAAGTCTGGCCACGATATAATTTTAGTACAGGATTTGGTGTAAAGCCGTTAGGTGTAAAAACATACTGGCTATCTTCGCCCACTTGAACTAAATCTACTGTATAAGTACTAACGACTTTTTGTTGTTGTCCATATATTGTTACTGCTTCGGGTCCGTAAGGCAACCAATAATAATTTTGAAAATTAACTATCTTATCCCAATCGATATGCGGATCCCAACTATAAAATTCCTCAGCATTTATTCTAGCATGATTATCAGTATTGCCACCAAACACCCCTAGCTGATTAATATAGTCAATATAGTCTTTATAAAAAGTTACATTGTTTAGACTGTCTTTAATTACAACACTTGGTTCTAATTGATAATTTTGTCTACTTTGATCGATAGCATTAACATAGATATCAGAGCCATTGGCTGCCTTAGCATTTTTTCTACCGATATATCCATTGACCTTTTTTACTGTACCTGGCTGATATAACTGATCCAGTGTTGCTTGTAAAAACTTTTTATTGCTCTGACTTTGATAAAATGCCGGCAATAAATTTGAGGTAAGATTATTATTTCCAAAAGGCGTATTAGCCATTAGATGCTCCATTTGTTGCGCTGGTTATGTTTTGTGTATTAATAACTGTTGTCAATGCATCGCCTGTTATTGTTTTCAAGTTAGCACTAGTCAATCCGGATACTATAACAACATCACTGGCCTGAGCACAACTAATAAAAATTTGATTGCTAGGACATTGTATTTCAAACAAGCTACCAAAGTACTGTCCGGCTTGCTTTGGAACGATAACAAAACTAGTAATATCAGGATTTAATTGTGTTAATACATAGGTAGACAATTCTGTAAAATAGAATGTGTCTCCAAAATTCCAGTTATCTAAACTAAAGAATGTGTTAATAGCTGTTAACACCCGAGAAATAATGTTACTAGTACTTGCTGTACTGCTAGCATTTTGTACTACGTTAAATGTTGCTTGTAAATTTAATTCAGCTTGAGATCCAAACAACAATTTGTAACTAACTGGATGATAGACAATTTCATCGCTAATAGATTTTACCAAGTTTAAATTAGGGCTTAGTTGACTACTCAATTGATTACTGCTTGGAGGCAATGGTTTAGTAGCGATAGCGCCGGCAATCCATTGTCTAAATGTAGTGTCGTATGTTTTGGTTAAGACATATACATCCATAATATTACTAGCACTAGGATCAATACGACTGTCATAATCAGCACTATGTGTATACTGGAATTTCAAGTTATCTCGGCCGACATACACTTTATAATCTAGTGTTGGTACAAAACCTTGTCCGTTCATATACTGAGCCACATAATTTGTGTCTACAAAATAATAATATTTTCCATCAACACCACTACCTGGTTTGGTTGATAAAATTGTAACTATTGGATTATTTGGATCGTTATACACATAACGATAATCTTCTTCGCCCTGACTAATTAAATACTTTTCTTGTACAATATAAGTTGTAGATCCATTTGGGGCAACAATATCTAAAAATAATTGAGGATTGTCAACAATTCCGCTGTTTGTAGTATCGGCAAAACTGACAACAATTTTACTTGGGTCAATATATCCGTCTTGGCCGTTGTATTCACTCACTACATCCCAGTCATAGTTTAGTGTGAATGGAGTTGTATAAGAAGGAGGTTGTGTGTTAATGCTTAAAATTTTGATGTTGTCTTTAACTATAGCAGAATTAATAACATCATAGATTTTTGTGTTAGTATCAAAATAGAATGTAACTTGTGTGTCGCTTTCAAATACATATCTCAATTCTCTTGTAGTAATTGTATAGTATTCGTTGTTAGTCGTAAACAATAAAATCCAGCTAGAATCCTTATTGGCATTTGTAAGGTCGCCTTGATTACCTAAACTAAAAGAGTCTGTTGTGTTTAAATTTGTTTCAAATATAATTTGCCAGCTTTGTGTAGTACCATTGTAACTTAGTCCAAATGGTTTGTTAGCAAACACTAGATCAATCATAGTTGTTATAACTGAACTACTAAATGTGCGAGTAAAGCTAGGAATGATCTGACTAATAATAGCACCGTTAGGAATAGATTTGTTTAGCATTATAGCACCATATCCGCTAGACAACACTCCAGTATAAGAACTATCTACTAGTAAACCTCTACCATCTCCTGAAACAGATACAACTTCTGCCCATAAGTATGAAGATGCGCCCGACTGAGTAGTGTCTCCAGTGGTCAATATATTATTCTTGCTTGTATCAAAAAACTGTGTATTGGAGTTAGATACTGTAAACTGTATTAATGATCCCGGTGTTAGATATTGTAATGAAGTATTTGTATAACTACCTACTTGTAAGGGACTGGTATTAGAAATTGTATCAACATATCCAGTAGAATTAGTAGTAGTTGAAGTTGTTTGATTCCAAGCAACATTACTATTAGTCAAAGAAATTACATACTGCTGATAAAAGAAATTTCTTAAATTGGGATCATTTAAAATATCATAGATCTGACCTAATATAACTCCTTGGATATCGGTTTGTGTTATGTAACTAAATGTAGAACTAGCAATAAAAGGTTCTGTATAGATAACACCATCGTCGGCAAATAAATTTGTACTAGAATATTTGCCGGTTGGGTCTGTCAAATCAAAATAACGACTAATACCGCTACTTGTTCTGTTAAGAGCCTTAACCTTAGCAACATCTGTACTTGCACTCAATGGACTAATATTATAATCTTCGCCTGTAATCATACGATTCTGCGTATAATATGTTTGCGGAGCATTTGTTTTTACATTAGCATTTGTTTCGCTAATAGCAGAATTTGATACGGTAGTTTGTAATGATAAACTAATAGTTAAAATTTCGTTTGTACCAGATGCGCTGGTATAAGGGATATCTATATTAACGTTTCTAATATCTGCCGGAGTTACTGTATAACTTAAATTGTTGCTAACTCTGTAGTATGTTCTAAACTCACCTAGCGGCAAATCTCCAAATATGCCGTCGCTGAATTGTAAACTTACGGCATCGGTCGCTCGTGTAATGACACTATAAATGGTTTTAATCTTACTGTTTAAACTGTTATAGATAATGTTGTTACCTGTAGTGGAAGGAACCTGTGTCCATAAAGTAGACTCAAGACCATTAGTATCTAATTGATACAACCAAAGATCGGTATTATTAATATTTTGTGTAGCAATATCAATCTGTTGATTACTACTCGGCTGTGTTATTGTAAAATTACCTACTCCTAGTGATCCTTGAGTAAAGTTAAAAAAGAATCCTGTTCCGGCACTACCGGCACCATATCCGTCATCTTTGTAAACACAAGCTATGCTATTGGCAATTTTGGGAGGTTCTTCATAGATATATGGTTGGTTAGCAAATGTTGTACTAGTAATTTCAAAATTCATATTTCGACCGGCAACAGGTTTATTAAAACTGTAAACAGGCACATCTGAATTTGTAGCATTGAATCTATACTGGGCTGTCGGAACTCCGTAGATAGTAGCATGGTCCGACGGATTGCCGTATTGTTGTGTCTGAGGCATTGCAGCATTAAGCACACTAATAAATTGATCATACCAGTTAGGATTTGAGCTATCATTCCAAGTAATATATTGTCCTGATAGGTTTCTACCATTGCTGTCTAATACCGCTTCTGTGGTAGAAATTACGCTAAATTTAAGCAATCCAGTAGCGGCGGTATTTCGTTTAGCATTGTAACCAATCATACGTGCTAGTCTTAACACGCTGTCACGACGACTAGCTAGTTCTAAGAAGTTTTCACGAGCATTTAAATCAACACGGAAAGCTATGCTTTGGCCCACATAGGCAATAAGATCAATTAGGGCAAGGTATTCGCTTGATTCGATGTAGTCGTTAAAATCTTCTGGGAAATTTGTACGGATATAATCAATCATTACACGACGTAGGTTGTCAAAGTCGTAGCTTTGGAAGTCGGCATTCTTGAATGATTGATAAATTTTCTGCCAGTCTTCGCTGACTAACAGGTTGTTTAGTCTATCCGTTGAGCTCATAATATGTCCTAATAAGTGTATTTATTGAATAAAATTATGTGCGTAGTTTATTGGCTTGCCAATAGTCCGGCAGCTTGATCAAACTTTAATTGTAGATTTTGCTGTATGTTATAAGGCAAATATGTCAATTTACATTCAATTTGTATACCTTGATCATATGGAGTTATAAGTATATTGCTGGCTTGAACACGTGGATCATAGTTCAATATTTCATTTACATTTTGAAGTATTAAATCCTGTACCTCGGGTGTAAGAGGTTCAAATAATACTGTCCATATGATACTGCCAAACGCAGGCTGCATCAAACGTTCGCCTTGACGTACATAAAAATGATTCAAAATATCTTGTTTGATTAATTCAAAATCATACAAGGCAAAATTCTGATTATCTTTATTAACTGTGCTAAATCCTCTGTACATTTGCGGTGTAGGAGGATTAGCCTGTGCTGAAGTAATGGTTAATTTATTGTGTATGGTCATGAATTCTCCTGATTTTTAGTAAATGTATCAGTGGTTGTTGTATAGGTTTTCCAAGCATCTGGTACAGGAATAGCGGTAGCCGCTTCCCTATCAGTGGCATCAGGTTTGAACATTGTAGCATCTAAATTTTCATGATGCGGGTATGGTTCTGTTGTTGGTATACGAGCTAATATACTTGTTAGTGTTACTCCGTCTGTTTCTGTTGGATTATCAATAGTTGGTAACGGATCGGGAGCTGTGGCCGGACTAGCAGGGCCAGCAGAGTCAGCGATTCCTGAGTTAAAATTAATATTGCCGCCGTCAATGGCCGTATTGGCCGCCTTAATAGTAAAATCTCCTGAGCTGGATACAACGCTTGCTCCGCTTACTTTTAAATTTAATGCGCCACCTGTAGTAATATTAGTTGCGTCTCCAGTTGTTAAATCAAATGTACTTTCGTAAGATTCTGCAACAGCACCTGAAACAGTTTCATCTTGAGTGCCATCTACTTTTATAGCAACATTCCCGTTGACAATGGTAATTTTATCACCACCTACTTCAGTTTGATGACGTTCAGCAACTTTAAGATTGAAATTTCTGCCTGCTTCCATATTAATATCACGGTCAGCATAAAAATTAATATCATTTTGTGTACGTACACTAATACTGTCTTGTGCATAGATATCTATTTTACCATCACTAGTTAATTCTATCCAAGCGGTTCCACGACTGTTAGTGATATAAATTAAATCTTCACTATTATGTAATAATATTTCATGTCCTGTGCGGGTGCGAATTCTAAATAATTCATTGTGAGGGCGAGTATTATCGCCACTAGTATCACCATTTTCTACACTGGCATACACCGGAGGACCGTCTGTAGGAGCAGTCATGCGCAAGAACTTATCATCGCCATCGTCCATAACAAAAGTTGTGCCACCAAGACGACTAACAGGATAATTTGGAATTAAATGTTCTTTTTTACCTACGGGCCCTGTTTTTCCGTTCTTGTCTAGCGGTCCTGGAGTACTGATACCAAAAACCATACTAGGACTTTCACGTCTGGCACTACTAGTTGTAATACCTCTAATATCATCAAATATTAAACCTTGTGCGGCTAATATTTTAGCTAGAGGATGTTCGGGTTTTAATACTCTAGTGGCATCTGTTCTTGTTTCGTTATCATCTATCTTTTTATTATATTCTGCTACAGGAACACGACCATAGTTACCAGCATTATCGGGGTCCACATCTTCAACTACTCGTTGTGTGGCCGCGATACCTGGCATCATAAAATTCATATTTTCAGCTTCACTACCTACACAACCGATCCAGTAACCACGCTTAGGATCGCCGTCAATGAAGATAATCATTACATAAGATCCTACATCCGGTGGAACCATCCACATACCATAACTTTTTTGTGTGTTATTATAGTCGTCAATTTGTCCTAGATAAGAACTACTAGTAACTCCCCAAAAGGGACTCATATATTTTACCTGATGTAGTTGTCCTTCTGCGCCCGACGTAGCTCCGCTGGGCCTAAAAATTTCAACTTCTAATATGCCCATATAGGTAGGATCAATATTACTAATAACTTTAGCAATAAACGGACCTGGTTTAGGATCGGGTTGACTATTACTTGTATAGTCTAATTGATTATCTTTTAAAGCCATTAGGTTCCTTCTCCCCAACCATCGTTAGGTATATTTTTTGCGCCTTCTTCTGGCGATAGTTGAACAGAAACATTTCCTATCGCATCTTTAATTATTTTAGATCCGTCTGCCAATAGCTGTGTACTGGATCCATCTAAGAATTTTGTTATAGCGGCTTCGGCCGCTTTAATTGGAGAAGATTCGGTTGGTTTTATTTCTGGCATAGATGATTCATACATAGGTCTTCGATTACCCACTAATGTCTGTGTAAAATCTCCGCCTTTGAAAGTGCTTGTAACATTTGTAACTCTGTATAACCCACTAAATTGCATAACTGGAACACTTTGACTCTTAGATCCAAAATCATATAATCCGGTAGTTTGATTTATATCTATAGGAGTTCTAAAATTAACCATAACATCGACTTCGCCATTCTGATAGCTAACACTTCCGTCTAGATTTAAATTATAATATTTTGTAGGCTGCGCCGTGTAATTTCCCATGCCGCTTTGTGCTATCCAATAAGGATCACCTAAAATTTCTAAAGTAAGATCAGTCATGTCGGCACCGTGTGTAAGAGAATCGTGAAAAGCTCTAGCGGCTCGAATGTCTCTTGTTTCGACACCCCCGCCACCTAGTTTATCTGTACCGGCAAGCGTCTTAACGAATCTTACGATAGTATTACCAACACCCGGTGAACCGTCTGGTAGTTTTCCTGTGCCTGCTTGTTGAATAGCCGGATCTGGTTTACGATCGTCTGCTTGTCCAGTATCTTGAGCCTGTTTACTATCTTGACTTAGATTACCGCCATCTGGAGGAAGTGCTTTGAAGAAATTACTTTCATAGTGAATTTTAAAACTTTTTACACTGACATTTTTTCCAGTAAAGATATAATCGTACTGCTTTATTGCTTGAAGTTTTAATCCTTCATAAGGAGGTTTTGTATTGACTGGTAAAGTTCCTGAACTAATATGTGCGCTATAGTCTATTACTCTATAAACTAATAATCTAGGTTTCATTCCGGTAACTTTACTAGTTGGTCCTGTGTAATATACTTGAGGATCTACTCTAAACCAACCTCTATAACCTTCTGTAGTAATATTAGCCGAATCAAATGCCGACACAACAAAATTACTGTTGAGCACAACTTGATTTATAGCATTAATAATATCAGTATCTTGTCTAAATTTAAAATCACTTTCGTTTGGATTAACTGGATTTTGTGATCTGTCATTAATTTTTGTATCTGGATTGTAAACAACGTTGTCTTTGCCTACAGGAGTAGATCCTCTGCGTTTTTCATCAAAGCCCATCCGACTATTTCCAATAGTATTTACTGTAGCCGCGTCTTGTATTAATTGTCCGCTAGTTGTATCTCTTCCTAACCCTAGTTTTTTATAAAGTTGTGTAGCTAACACATCGCTAGAATCTACTGTAGCTTCTATAGCTGTTTCAATTTCTGAAATTGTTTGAGAATTAATTCCTGAAGAACTGATGTCTTTAGGAAATATAATTACTATCTCATCAGCTTTTTCTATTCCATTGGCACGTTGAATATCTTTCAACTTAGTGTTCAACGAAACTTGTAGACTTTTTGATCCGCTTTGGAGCATTTCTCTGACACTTGTACCTTTGGCGGCCATATCGCTTTTAAATTTTGAATGAACATCTGCTAACGCTTCTTGATTAACCGGAACTCCCTTTACTTTGTAGACCGCGCCTTGCTGATCTACTGTCATATCTATATCTGAAATTTTAAAAGGAATATATCTGTTAGTGCTAGGAATACTGAGTATGTGTCCTGTCTCAGTATTACCTCTAAATTCTATTGCCATGATAAATGGCGTACATGATCTCCAACTAACAGGTTTGCCGTCTTTAGATAAGGAATTAGCCAGATGCTGGATCGCTAGCAATAACATTCCCATACTGTAAGGTTCATAAACTGTAAATTCAATGTCAGTTACGTTAGTATTATGCCCAGCTTCATATCCTATTTGTTGCTGTAGTACAATATTGTCTACGTAAAAATCAAATTGTCCGTATGGAGTGTTTGCTCTGTTGTTAGGATCAGCATTACCGCTCTTAAATAACAAAGGAAATTTTTGTCCTGCTCGATAAGTAGTATCTGGGTTGTGATAAAAATCGTCTGGTAATATACCTACACTGATATTATAAGTGTAACTAGCATAATCAAATAAAGGATTAGGTAATGGTAATGGAATGTTTGCTGTTGGAGCGACTACTCGCGAAACTGTATTAAGGATTCCGCCAATACCATCTGTTATAGCAGTTAGGCCGCTGGCAAGTCCTCCAGTTATAGCACTAATAGATGGCAGGCCACCAGCGATAGTATTTTCAACTTTTGTAATTGCTGAACCTATACTATTTTCTACATTAGATACTATTGCTCCTGCGTCATCAAACAAACCCATCTTATAATCCTAATACTGATTTTAATTTACTATTTTTTGGAATGTAAATTTGAACACCTGGCACAAAGTCTAGGATAGGATCTTGTATAACATCCATATTGCGTTGAGTAAATACCCACCATAGATTAACATCACCGTATAGGTCAAAGGCCAACAAGTCTGGACGATATGTATACTGAGGTTGTATAGTATACAAGAAGTCATCGTTCTCGGCAGGAACTGGTCTTATTTTAAAAGTATCTAAATAATTTTGTCTAGTCTGGGTAACATACCAAGGACTAGTAGATTTGTAAACGGCTGCCATAATTAGATGTATCCAAAACTATTATTAAGATATCCGCCTTGAACAAATCTATCAAGACTAAAGTTCTTGGCGCTGTTTCTACTGTACATTGGCATCAACTTAACAGTAAATTCACTTTTAGTTGGCACATGACTAACACCACCACTGGTTGTTCCGCCTACTCCAAATGATCCTAAAACTCCAGCTACATTACCTATGCCAGATGCTAAGTTACTTACCGTACCTGCGATGTCGCCAATGCCAGGAACGATTCCGCCCAATGCTCCGCCCAAAGATCCTGCTAGTCCACCTATACCCGAAGCTATTCCTTGAACATCTCCGGCAGCACTTCCGACTACATTAACTCCTATGTAATCACAATCTTTATTAAGAGTTGTTGAAAAACTTGTAACAACTACGGGCACATTTTTAAACACATAGTTGCCGTAACCATTTAAGAACACAATAGGAGGAGGATTGCCTGCCTTTGGATCAGATCCTGTGAACATTTTGGTTAAGGAACGTAAATAATGAACCGCCGCAATCCAATACAATCCTTGTGTAGCATCTTCAACGTTCATAGGAGCAGTAATTGTAATCTCTCCTGGATCACTATGTTGAAAAGCGTGGAATGAATAGTTGGAATGTACGGTGTTTAACTTTGAATAGGTAGCCGTTGAAGTTATGTTTATACTAGGTGTATATGGAAATATCAATCCCCCAGCATCCTTCAAAGGCTTTAGAACTGGACTGGTTTGGAAACTAGTCCAATTAGCCATACTTAATCTTACACGCCAGTCATTAGCATTGGCATCGCCACCAAAACTAGCTACAGCACTAACAATGTCCCCAACTGCTTCACCGGCAGCTGGTAAATCGATTGCCCTTAGCGCACTGGCCAATCCTCCTGGGCTGTTAAAACCTGTGGAAACAGCGCCAGCAAGATTGCTAATCGTGTTTACAGCACTGGTACCAGCACCAATTAAATTTTGCGAAGCTGTTAGCGTTTGTGACAAGTCGAATGACATATAATACCTCTTTTGGTATAATATTTAGTTGACTTTATAAAGTGCGTAGTTTATAATTAACTATTAGAGGACTCTTAAGGATGACAGCAAAAGTAAATTACTTAAACAACAAAGACATGTTAGCGGAAATACACAAATCCAAAAGCAGTTATTGTGTGTTTACGCAACCAGAATATCACCAATATGACATTATACTACCTAGCGTAGACAAAATAAACATCCGCAGTATAGCCGAAGCCAAGCGAAACAGGGCTAAAAGACAAGGTGATCAAGAATATGCCAGACGCAAGGCCCTTGGCGAAAAAGTCAAACAAGCAGACTGTGAAGTCGATTATAAAAAAATTGCTAAAACTGATGTGGTATTTAGAATTATGACATTTGATCATATTCCGTTAAATACCGTTCGGAAAAAGAATCCTAAAAGCCTTGCTGACCATAGAGACAAAGTAAACTTTCCACCATTCCAACATTGGAAATTCAACGACCAAGATGAGCTTGTTTGTGTAGGAAAAAGTCACTGGAAGGGTGATTTGATTAAAGGCAAGTTCGATAAAGATGCGGGCCAAATAACTAACACCTTAGCCCGTATGATGTTAAAATTGTGTGAGAGATACGCTACTCGCGGCAACGTGCGTGGCTATACTTATAACGATGAAATGAAAGGTCAGGCTATACTACAGTTAACACAGATTGGATTACAATTTGACGAAAGCAAATCGGACAATCCATTTGCTTATTTTACTGCGGCTGTGACCAATAGTTTTGTTCGTGTTATTAATATTGAAAAACGCAATCAAAACATACGTGATGATATCTTAGAAATTAACGGTATGAATCCAAGTTATAGCCGTACTGGTGCCGGCGAACATGCGGCGGCCATGAAAA